ATATCATAAAACGCCTGAGTGACGGAAAGGTGTTACGAATCACGTCTAACAGCGAGGACAAGCAAACGCCGGGAAGTGCATTTCTAGACATGCGACAATATTCCGCTGAGGAATGGGAGTTGACATCATGACGAAACAAGGTGCTGTATATGATTTTTATAGCAAATTCGGGATTGATTGCTACGAGGAAAATTCCGTGCCGCATGATGCAACATTCCCATATTTAACCTACGATATTAGCGTAGGTGGTTTTGATACTAAGGTGGCAACGAATGTAAATTTGTGGTACAGGGAAACAACATGGAAAAATGCAAACGCCAAGGAAAACGAGATATACAATTATCTGGGAATTGGCGGTGTGTATGTCACATATGATGATGGGGCTATTTGGTTTAACCGTGGCGAGCCGTTTTCTAATCATCTAGGAGACGACAGCGATGACATGATAAAGCGGATATTGATAAATATCACGTTGGAATACATTGACAAATAAAAAAGAAAGGAAGCGGATACAATGAAATTTTCACAGGTGCGTGAGGATGTCTATAAAGATATCCAGTTAGGCGCAGGTATTTTGTACAGCGGTGATTTCACATTTTCCGGTGACAATAGCGGGGAAATTGACAAGTCTGCTATTATTGGCACAACATCTGGCGGTATCAATTTCACAGCAACACCGAACTGGGTTGATTTTGGTGATGATTTGGATAACGTTCCAAAAAACACAATCGAATTGAAACGGTGTACCTATTGGGACGCTAGTTTGTCCGGCACGTTTAAATCTGTTGACACTGCACTGCTGGGGGCGTTGCTTGCCTCTGACACAATCACCGGGCAGAAAGAGACAACACTGTCAGTGCAGACACTGACCCCACAGCATTCTGGCGATATTCTGATGGTTGATTATCGCAAATATGATAAATTGTGGTTTATCGGTGATTATTCGGCAAAGAACAGTGGCGATTCTGCCGGGTTTATTGCTGTTAAGATGCTTAACGCACTGTCGACAGGTGGATTCCAGATTCAGACCACCGACAAGGAAAAGGGTGCGTTTGCGTTTACGTTTACAGCACATTACAACCTAGCAGAACCGGATACCGTACCGTTTGAAGCGTACATCGGATATCCCAAGGAAACGTCTGCAAGCGGCTAATATGGGAAAGTGAGGTAAAGGAATCGTATGGGAAAATATAAAACATTGGCTACATGTAGCAATATCGAATTTATCGGACAGTGCGGAAAAGTTGCCGCAATTTTAGCACCGATGATTTCACAGTTTCAGAAAGTGGCAAGCGAAAACAAGTTAGAGTTAACCGGAGAAGAAACGGTGGAAGAGGCTGCAAAGCTGAAACAGGAAAACAACATGCGTGTGGCAACAAGTCTGATCCAGACAATTCTGGTGGAGAACGCAGAAAAAGCGATTGAGTTATGCGGTGTGATGTGTTTTCTAACAGATGACGAAATCGAGCAGGCAAAACAGGGCACTGACCGCACGGTAATTTTCGAGGCTATAGGGTCGTTAAGCAACCCGGATGTATCTAATTTTTTTACTGCGGTTCTGCAATCACTGAGTCCAAGTACTACGAAGCAATAAGAACGATTCGGCTAGATTTGGTTGAAATATTCGGAAAATCCTACGTATTGAAGCATATTGAGATGTATTTCAAGCAAAAGAAGGAAGACGAAATTTTCAAACAATATCTAGCCGATTCTCTTTACTGTATATCGAATTCACGTGAATGCAGGATGGGTAAAAAATACAGCGAAATTTTACACCCGGTAATTATCGAGGAGAAAAAGCCGGAGGAAATTGTAAGCCATGTGCTTGACATGCTGCAAAGTTAAGGGGAGGTGAATGCATATGAATTTGTTTGATTTAGCTGCAAAGATATCGTTAGATACCAGCGAATACGAAAAAGGCATGAGCAAAGCAAAAAGTACAGCCGAAACGGTCGGAAACGGTATCAAGACAGCGATGAAAGTCGGAGCGGCTGCAATTACGGCAACTACGACAGCGGTAGCAGCGTTAACGACAGCATCATTAGAAAATTATGCAACCTATGAGCAGATGGTTGGCGGTGTCGAAACGCTGTTTAAAGATTCTGCTAGCATCGTAGAACAATATGCGGCGAACGCATACCAGACGGCAGGACTGTCGGCAAATGACTACATGGAAACGGTGACAAGTTTCTCCGCTAGTTTGTTACAGTCACTGGACAATGATACGACAGCGGCGGCAAACAAGGCAGACAGAGCCATCACTGATATGAGCGACAATGCCAACAAGATGGGTTATTTTTCCATAGAACAGCCCATCTAAAAATAATTGAATTGCTGGGAAACCCTTAGAGCCACATAAACTACAGCATAGGCATGAAATATGGCTAAGTGCGAATGTTTGAAAATTATGTGGATTGGGCAATCAGCAGCCAAGCCCCGAACAAGGGGAAGGTTCAACGACTATCCGTAAGGAGTACGCACAAGCGTGTGGAAGTGGTTATGAAAAAGATATAGTCTACACTTATGCGAAAGCATAAGCAGTTCTTAAGAGAACGGCTATGGAGTAGCGAACCATAGCGAATGAACAAACATGGACTTCTATGGAATCCATACAAAACGCCTATCAGGGATTTGCTAAGCAAAATTACACGATAAACTATTTAATGTCCGTTGCATGAGTGATTATGCAATGAGCGTGTGTGAACCTACCAAGGGTGTGATGTTTTACATTGCTAACGGGGGAAATCTAAACGGAAATTGTTCTGCATGATAATCCCGTGCCAAGCCCGGAAAATTCCGGGAAGGTGTAACGACTATCGGTTCGTCACCGAGTACAATGTCTATTGGTACGGCATTGGAAGTGCACACCAACCAACTAAAACTATACATGCATTGACATTTTGACGCCTTTATGGTATAATATAAATGGAGGCGATTAAAATGGAATGGAAAAAATTGAGGGAAAGCCGAACTATTCTGTATCTGATTGTGGAGACGTAAGAAACGACAAAACAGGGAGAATATTAAAAAAACATATTGGTACAAGCGGATACTATCAAGTTATGCTTGGACGAAAAACCACGCCTTTATACGTCCATAGGTTGGTGGGGAAAGCTTTTTTAGAAAATCCTTGCAATTTGCCACAGATTGACCATATCAATGGCATTAAAACGGATAACAGAGTATGCAATTTAAGATGGGTTAGTGCCTCTGAGAATTGCATGAACTTCGGATACAAAAAAAGAATTGAAAACCGAAAAAAGAAAATTTGTGCATCTAACGGAGAGACTAAAATAATATTTAGTTCTAGAAATGAATGCGCAGAATTTTTTAAATGTAGTAAATCCTGCATTGAATATAACAGGTTGTATTCTAAGGGTTTAAAAAAAGGCTGGATTCTAAAGTTGGTTGAAGATATAGTCTAAACCCCTAATAAATATCGGGAAACCGAGGGTATAAATTGGTTAGATAATTTGAAATTGGGTTAACAGATAGCTCAATTAAAACCTCGTGAAAACGGTGAAACCCTTAACGCAAATGCGAAGGCAACACCGTGCCAAGCCTTGAAAAAGGAAGGTGTAACGACTATCGAAACGGCACATTTTTAGTGTAACGGAGTAGAGTACAACTAAGCGGTTGGAAGTGCGAGGGGATTGCAAAAACGCAATTCAAGAGATAGTCTGAACTGCATAGAAATATGTAGCTGCCGAAAGGCGGGGCAGGATTAGCGAACCTGCTTGAACATTATTGTACGGCGGCACGCAAGAAGAAATGAAGCGTCTAATTAGTGACGCAAACGCCCTAAACGCAGCACAGGGCAAGGCAACAAACTACACAATTGATTCCTATGCGGATATTGTTGACGCTATCCACGATGTACAGGTTGAAATGGGTATCAGCGGTATTACAGCACAAGAAGCGGCAGAGGCTGTCGCAAGCGGTGCAATGACCGAAGAAGAAGCAATGGCAGCGATGGGCACAACGGCAAAAGAAGCTGCAACAACCATTGAGGGTTCTGTTAATTCGATGAAAGCGGCGTGGACAAATTTGTCTACAGGGCTAGCAGACGAAACGGCTGACCTTGACGGGCTGATAAACACGTTTGTGGAATCTGTTGTGACAGCAGGCGACAATGTTATCCCACGTGTAGAACAAATCCTAACGAGCATTTCTAATGCTATCGGTACATTGACACCGATAGTAACAGATACAATATCTGAGCTAGTTGGAAATGTGTTGCCGGAGATGCTGAGCGCAGGAACAGATGTATTAATGGCATTAGTGCAGGGTATTACCAGTGCAATACCGGAATTAATACCGGCTGCATATGATATCATAAATCAGTTAGTTAATGGCATTGTAGAAAATATTCCACAAATAACAGAATCCGCAAAACAGGCAATAGAAGCGCTAGTTAGTGGGTTGAAAGATAGTGCACCGGGAATGATTGATGGTGCTGTTGAAATTATTCTAGCGTTGTCGGATGGATTGGTGGAATCATTGCCGGAACTAGTCCCGGCTATTACTGAAACTGTCACCACGATAGTGGAAAATCTGATTGGCAGCGTTGACAAACTAGTCGAAGCAGGACTAGAGATTATACAGGCATTAGCAGACGGTATAATTGCAGCATTGCCGGAACTGGTTAGCGAAATCCCAGTTATTATTACAACGCTAGTTGACACTATCACTACAAATCTACCGCAGATTATTAAATGTGCACATGATATTTTAATTTCATTGGTGAATGGCATTAGCGAAGCATTGCCACAGCTAATTCCGGCGGTAGTTGAAATAATTTCGTCTATGGCTGATATTTTGATTGAGAACATTAGCCAATTTATAGATATGGGGCTTTGCATCGTAGAGGCAATAATTGACGGCATCTCAGATAATTTGCCAACGTTAATTGAAAAATTACCGGTTATTGTCGAAAGCATAATTGAAGCCATCACAGAGAATTTGCCTACACTGATTGAAGCACAAGTGGAGGTTATCGAAGCAATTGTCGATGGTATCACAGACAATTTGCCGGCAATCATTGACGCTACTATCGAAATCATTGAAGCATTGGTGGAGGGGCTTATTGACAATTTGCCGGAATTGATTGACGGTGCATTGCAAATGGTGACTGCACTGGTTGATGGTATCACGGAAAATCTGCCGCTATTGATTGATGCTGCAATTGAAATTATTTCCGCACTGGTTGAGGGTATTATTGAAAATATGCCAGCAATCATTGAGGGTTCGATTCAAATGATGACGGCACTCGCAAATGGAATCATTGAAAATTTGCCGACATTGATGGAATCAGGACCCAAGTTAATTATTGCACTCATACAGGGAATTATAAACGCATTGCCGACGCTAATAGCGGAAGCACCGGAAATTGTGAGAACACTTGCCGATTCAATTGTGAGCAGAATTGAAACGATAAAAAAAGCAGGCAAAAAGCTGTTAGACGGATTTGTCAACAAAATCAAATCTGTATTATCCACTGTCGCACAATTAGGATTAATCATTGTTGTAAAACTAGCCACAGCAATTTCAGGGGCAGTATCCAAAGTCACAGCGGCTGCAAAAAAAATCGTTGACACTATCAAAAACAAAATCACAGGTCTTGCAACATCCGCCTTAACATGGGGCAAAGATATGATAGACAATTTTGTCAACGGTATTCGTCAAAAGATTAGCAATATTACATCCGCTGTATCAGACGTTGCAAGCACAATAAAATCCTATCTGGGATTCTCTGAGCCGGAAGAAGGACCGTTGTCGAATTTCCACACATACGCCCCGGATATGATGGATTTGTTTTCAAGTGGTATCAAACAGAACGCATACAAATTAAAAGACACATTTGACGATGCATTGTATGACATGGGCGTTGTGGATGGCGTTGTGAACATTTCCGCAAATGGTTCTGGGTCTGGTGCTGATTCTGGCACTAGTACGTTGTCACGTGATACGTACAACATCACAATCAATATGGGCGGTAGCGGTAGCACGAAAACCGCAAGAGAACTAGCTGAAAACATTTACAACGAATTGGAAAAAATCAAGACACGCAAAAACAGAGCGTTGGGGGTGGTGTAAAATATGGCAATTGTTTCAAGGGACTGGTTCTCCATTGATGGCGTTAAAAGCACGGATATTGGCGTTTATGTTGATACACCGCCTGTACGTCCAATGGCTGAGGCAGAGACCGAGGAATATCAGACAGGGTTAATGGAGTCAATCGTGTATCCGACAGGGAGTTACAAAGATATTACAATTTCCATTAGTTGTTACACATTTGAAAGAAATTTTGACCCATCCGATTTTTACACGTTTGTAAAATCCGGAGACACGCTGATTCTGTCAAACAACACAGAAAAATGCTACAAAATAAAACAGGTGGCAGGAATAACGCCGTCCTATTCCGGTTATGGCAAAAATAAATACACGGTATCATTTCAGTGTTCGCCGTTTGTGTATAATGCCACGGAATCATATCTGGATTACACCGGGGACAAACAAATCATGACGGTAAACGGTAATGTAAATTGTTATCCGACAATAATTTTTGAGTGTTTGGAAAAAAGCACAATTGAGGAAACATTCATTGCCATTAATTTGAATGGGGACGTGTTGAAAGTCTATGGTGTTGAGCAGGATGATACTGTCGTGATGGATTGCGAGCACAAAGTAGCATATACCACGGACGGCGGAATATTGAAGACAAGCGGCGTTTTTCCCATGTTTGTACCGGGAAATCAATCGCTATCAATGGGTGGATATCGAATCGCAGGAAAATTCCGAGTTAAACTAAACGAGAGGTGGTTGTAATGTCGTATGTATGCGTGTATGATATGTCAACGCCACAATCGGAATTAGTTGACGAAAACAACAACATCAAATCTAATGGGCTGAGAGTTCTCACACCATCGCTA